CATCGTCGAATATTTTTTTCTTTTGTTTGTCACTTAACCCTCCTATTGCTTTGGATAGATCTGTCATAGCATAATTAAAAGCTTTTTCAATATTGCCACGGTTAGCAAATTTTAATCTTACACCTTTAGCATCCATACCACCGCGCTTTAGATCACCTGTATTTCTTGCTGCTAGGAGTTTTTTATTCCAAGTTATAAATAAATTTTGACCATCAGTTTTTTCGGTAGCAGAAGTTTCAAGATCTAGATGTCCTTGAAGTGCATTATTAATTATTTGTTTAAAATCACCGAAAGTTAAACCCTTATCGTCGAATGGATGTGACATGTGTCCATATGCTCCTCCTTCGTTAATTAGATGCTTTACTGCTTCAGTTATAGATAGATCTTTAATAGTTTTAACTGCTTTCTTATCTTGCCTTGAAGGTTTGTTAATTTTTGCGATTTGGTTAACTATTTTAGTAATTTTTCTCAAAGTGTAAACAGAGCAAGATATTTTGGTAGAACAATAGAAGAAATTCGTGTTAATAAAATTAATCCTATCGTTCAAGAATTAAGAGAATCAGGAATGACAATGGAAGAAGCTACGAAAGTAGGTAATAAAGTTATGGACATGATTCAAAAAGTTTCTGGAATAGAAACATACGCAGACTCGTTTTGGAAAACAAGTAAATTTGGAAGAAACTTTGCAGATTGGGGTAAACTTACGCAGCAAATGGCTCACCTTCCATTAGCTACTTTATCAAGTGTCACTGAGCCTTTGTTGCTTTTAAGTAGAGCAGGTAAAAGAGATGCTCCTTTGGCTGTGGCTGATATAGGAAAAGCTCTAGTACAAGGAGCAGATAGTTTTTTTGATAGACTAGGAAGAGGAATACAGCGTGGAGTCTTTAGAAAAAAAGTAAAAGGCTTTAAAGATATTGATGATGAAGCTTGGGGAGAACTTTATAAAACTGGATTAGCTTTAGAACAAGCTGTTCAAGAAAGACTTGAAGGTTTGGTTGGTGAAGGCATTCACGGTAAGTTAGCTAAAACTTTACAACATGGTTTTTTTAAAGTTAATCTTTTAAGTCAATGGACAAAAACAGTACAGTTAGCCTCGTTTACAACTGGAAAAAGACTTATAACAAGAAACGCAGAATTACTTTCAAAAGGAAATCTCAGTAAAAGTAAAGCTACTTATCTGAAACAACAACTAAATGATTTAGGAATTGATGACGTTAAAGCTGTTGAATGGTATAAAAGAAACAGTAAAAACGGTGAGTTTGATTTTAATGTTGCAAAACAAGACGATTTTTATAAGCAAGATTTAACTCTAGGAGCGAATCGTTTTGTAAAAGAAATTATTTTAAACCCAAGTACAGCAGAAGGAAATAGACCTTTATGGTTCTCTACTCCTGCTGCTCAGATGCTAGTTCAGTTTGCAGGATACCCTACAGTATTTAATAACACAATTCTTAAAAGATTTGCGTATGAAACAGCAGAAAATCCGGCACAGCTTCTTCCTAAAGCAATTCCTACTGTATTATTAATGACTGCGGTAGCTCATGTTGGTAATACAATTAGAAGTAATGGGAATAACTATAAAGACTATCAAACAGGTCTTCCTAAAAGTGATGGTGAAATGATGTTAGATGCTGTAAGACGTTGGGGAGGAGCCGGACCTTTTGATTATGCTTATAGATACGGTAGTGAAAGAGAATGAAACGCAGGAGGTTTGACTGAATTATTAAAAACTTTTGCTGGTCCTTTACCTGCTGACTTTATTGATGGTATTTCTATGAGAAAAGGATTTGCTGAAATAGGAGTAACAAATCTTCCCGGGTATTCTATGTATGATCTACTGTTTGGTGATGGAACAAGAAAAGAACTTAGAAGAATTGCAAGGGGAACACCACCTGAAAAACCAAAAGAAAATATCTTTCTTGCAAAAGGTGGTTTAGTTTTTGATGTTCCTCAAGTTCCTACAGAACCTGATGAAAGAATTGATAGAATGACAGGAATACCTTATAATTTACAAGCAGGTATTATTTTAAAGGATGAAGAAGAAAGATGAATATAGACTTATGCAAGGCTGAGATTAAAAGACACGAAGGGGAAGTTTTAGAAATATATGAGGACAGTTTAGGATACAAAACATTAGGAGTAGGACATCTTTGTCAACCTCAAGACCCTGAGTATAGTTATGAAGTAGGTACAAAAATTTCTCAAGAAATTGTAGACATGTACTTTGAAGATGATTTTCATAAACACTTAGAAGAGGCTAGACATGTCTTTGGAAGCGATGAAGATTTTTATAAGCTTCCTGAACCTATACAAAGAGTATTGGTCAACATGTGTTTTAACTTAGGTGGTACAAGATTAAGTAAGTTTAAGAATATGCTTAAAGCTTGTAGAGAACATAACTGGAAAGAAATGGCTGAACAGATGAAAGATAGCCGATGGTATCACCAAGTAGGTAGAAGAAGTAAAGAATTGGTAGAGGTTGTTTTAGGACAATGAAATGTTATTATACACAGAAGCACAACTTAATACAGCCTATCGAATAGATTGTAAAACAAGAACAAGGATCAACGAGCCTTGGATTACATTAGAAGAATTTAGACCTATGTATGAAGAGTTAGTTGAGTACTTTATGCAAGCTTATGAAGAAGATAAAGTTTTACTTTCCGACATACCGGAAGCTTTTGTTGATTCAATTAATGATTTATTAGATATAAACTTAACCTTAGAATAGAGAAACTATTATGAAGAATATGTTGAAAAATATAGTGGGTGCTGTTGCGCCTACATTAGGAACTGCGTTAGGCGGACCTATGGGTGGTATGGCAGCGAATATGATAGCTGATGTATTGGGAGTACCTAATACACCAAAGGCTATAGAGAAAGCTGTACAAGAAGCTACACCTGAACAGATGCTTGAGCTAAAGAAAGCTGAACAAGCTTTTGAAGTACAGATGAAAGAACTTGAAGTCGATGTATATAAATTAGAAGTAGCTGATACACAAGATGCTAGAAGTAAATTCAGTAAAGACTGGACCGCTAGAATCGTAGGAGTTTCTGTGGTTGGTGGTTTTATGGGATACATTTTTCTAGTAACAATTCAACCTCCAGAGCAAAACTCTGAAGCACTTATTAATCTAGTATTAGGCTATCTTGGTGGTCTTGCAAGTGCGGTGATTAGTTTTTACTTTGGAGCATCTAATTCAAATAAAAATAGTTAGGAGATAAAAAAGTGAAGAGGGCATTGTTTTTGCTATTAGCATTGGGTTTTACACAGGTTGGTTATACAGATCAAACTGGTGATTGTGATGCAGGAACACAGTATTGTGAACAAAATTCATTAGCGACAACCAATACGACAACTACTACGAATACCAATACGAACACAAACACTAATACAAACACTAATACCAACACTAACACGAATACCAATACAAATACTAATACTACAACAACTACTGGTACTCAAACTAACACTAACACTAACACAAATACTAACACAAGCACAAGCACGGCTACTAATACCAACAGCAACACAAATGTTAATACGAATACGACAACAGGTACGCAGACAAATACAAATACTAACACAAATGTTAATACAAGTACTAGTACTAATACCAATAATAATACAACTAATTCAACTGTATCTAGCACGGTAAATTCTACCAATACTAATAACAATAATAGTACTAGCACAAGCACCAACACTAATAACAATAACAATGTTAATACCAGTACCAGTAATAACACTAATACAAACAACAATAATAATACTAGTACAAGTACTTCTGACAACACAAATAAAAATTACAACGAGTCTAATTCAAACTCTAATGTAAATACAAACAACAAGAACGTAAACGAAAACAACAGCACCTCAAACAATACAAATAGAAATATAAATGAGAGCAAATCTGAGCAAACTATCAATCAGAATATCACGCAAAAAGCACCGCCTGCTTCTGCGATTGCTCCTAGTATTATGAGTTACAGTCAAGACCTTTGTACTGTAGGAAGGTCAGGTGCATATCAAGGACAAGTGTTTGGATTTTCTACAGGTCGTACAGTTCGTGATGAGAATTGTGAACGCTTAAAACTTTCTAAGTATTTATACGATACAGGCATGAAAGTAGCAAGTGTTTCTATTTTATGTCAAGACATTAGAGTCTTTAAAGCTATGGAAATGGCAGGAACTCCTTGTCCTTACGAAGGTAAGATCGGTGACGAAGCAAAACTTGCATGGAAAGAAAACATAAAAGACAGACCTGATTATATAGAAGCAAAAGCTCAGTACCTTAAAAAGTGTAAAGGCACTAGAGATAAAAATAATTTAAAGAAGTCAAGGCTGACCTGTGCTAGGGAATTTGACAAAGGTATTTAGTGTAGCACTGCTTTTATTTGCCTCGTCAGTCAACGCTAATTACATATACGAGGCAAACCAATCGTTATTTGATTTAACAAATCAAACCAACACAACCAACATGGCATCGGGTGACGATCAAGTCTCCAGTGCTTTTAATTTAGATTTTACATTTACATTCTATGGTGAGGATTTTACATCTGCTCGAATGGCAACCAATGGCTGTTTACACTTTGGGTCGTCAGGAGGTTATTGTAATGACTACACACCTGACCCACTACCTGAAATCACATACACCTTATATCCTTTCTGGACTGACTTAATACGAGACAACGGCTCAAAAGTTTTAGCCAAGAACTTTACCGATAAAACTGTCTTTGGTTGGTACAACCTACGAGAATATAACAGAAGCAATACAGACAATTCTTTTGAAGTAATTCTATGGAACTCTAATGATACTTTTGAGTTTCGTTATGGGGCATTGGACATTATTAATCACGATGTTCTGATTGGAGAACAAGGAAAGGCTGACGAGCTATATACTTATTATTATCACGACCAATGTGGTAAAGGAACAACCAATAGTTCTTCTTGTGTTAGCCAAACTTGGAACGCTTCTGCCATGAATACCACGCTAGAAAACGGTGGAAGTTTATATGGTTTAGGAACAGGAAACTTTATAGACTGTAGTAATCCTCTTAATAATACTTCGTGTGCTGGATACGATGCAGCTTATTTAGCCCAACAATGTGGATTAGATTCACTACACAGTACTTCTTGTCCTTTGTATTGGGAAGCTTACGATGATTTACAATGTGATCTTGATCCTCAATATGCTCCGTTTTGTGCAGGATACACACAAGAACAATCTGTTGCATA